TAAACAACAAGGTGCAAACAAATTGCAGAAAATATTCAAATCAGAGTTTGAACAAATTGTAGAAAAGTACAATAAATTGGTTGACGAAGTAAACCTAAACGACATGGTATACAACTCAACTTATTCCTTTGAACCTGTTGTTGGTAACATATATCATTTATACTATGGAAATAACGAAGAAAAGTTCTTATCTTTAATTTCACCAAACGAATGGGATAAAGAACATATAGTATCAGTAAAACTTAATTCAGATTTAAAATGGGTTTCAATAAGCGATTTATAACAAAAGAAATAATTGAAATGACTGAGGACAATTATATGGAAAACTTGTTCAACTCAGACTCACTAATTTTTGGTGATGATTGGTCGCATGAGTTTTACAAAATGTTCACAGAAAAAAAACCAATAAATGAAATAAAAGAAAATCTTAAACAATATGAAAACAATTAAGAGAAATGACGAGATAAAGAGAGTCTCGGATAAAGAGGCGATGCACCTTGTTAAGTTTGGATGGGAGTACTGTCCTAAAAACCTATGGAAAGAAGGTAGAAAAAAGAGAAAGACAACAGAAGGTCTTGAGAACGAGACTGACAACATGTCAGACAAAAAGAAAAGAAAACTTAGAAAAGAAAATAAAAGAAAAAAATATCAAAACACTTAATGAAAAATTTAATGGTAATGTTATTGACTGCAATCAGCTTTACGGCGTTTGGTCAATATACTCACAACGACGATTCGTTTCAAAAAACTTATACTCAATTAAGAACCTATGAAATCCCTGAAGGTGAGACTGAATGGTTCTATGCTAATGGAGACTTTGTAGAATGGACATTTCACTTTAATATCGATTTCTTCGCATGTCCTGGGTGTAGTACGCAAAGGGGTGTGGTCATGGAAGATGCTAGTGGTGAACCACAATTCTTCATGAATTATTTAGGTGACCTTAGAGAAGGTGAAGATGAGTATGGTGAATACGGAGCGTACAAAGTTGATGTATTATCTAAAGACGATGAGACAGGAAGATGGAAATGGTGGGATGCTGGCGAATGTCGTTACTACGGTAATTGGACTATGTTATATCTCAAAAATCCATCCACACTCAGATTCGACTATTTTAACGTAAAGAACTGATGAAAGAACATGTAAACCACCCTGACCACTATGGTGGGGAAGATAATCCTTATGAGGTTGTTAAAGTTGCAGAAGCTTGGGGACTCGATATGGATGCATATTTGTTTAATGTATTAAAATACATTGGACGAAGTGGTAAAAAAGATGATAACCCACCAATACAAGACTTAAAAAAGGCTTTGTGGTACTTAGAAAGAAGAATTAAAACAATTGAAAATGGAGACAAACACGATTTATACCTCAGATACTATAAAGAAAATGGGGGAGATGGAGGAAGGGTCGATTGACCTTATAGTGACATCACCACCATATGGTGTGGGTATTGAATATGATAGTTGGGATGATGACAAATACTTTGAAGAGTATAAAGTATTTGCGAAGGAGTGGATGTCACAGGCATACCGTGTATTGAAAGATGACGGTAGAATTGCAATGAACATTCCATATGAAATCAATCGTCAGGACAAGGGTGGTAGAATATACTTCTCCGCTGAAATGTGGATGATAATGAAGGATATTGGCTTTGGTTTCTTTGGTATCGTAGACTTAGAAGAGAGTTCACCACATAGAAGTAAGACGACCGCTTGGGGAAGTTGGATGAGTCCGTCTTCACCTTACATATATAACCCGAAAGAATGTGTTATCTTAGCGTATAAAAAACAACATAAGAAGAAGGTTAAAGGTACACCACAATGGAAGGGGGAATATCAAATGGTTGAAGACAAAAAGAAAGGTGGTGAGAGAAAGAAACTTGTATATGAGGATAAAGATAAAAAAGACTTTATGTCACTTGTTTTTGGACAATGGAATTATTTTGCGGACACTCGACAGTTGACCAAGGCCACATTCTCATTGGATATTCCTTACAGAGCAATTAAGATTTTGTCATACAAAGAGGATGTTGTATTAGACCCATTCAACGGCTCAGGAACAAGTTGTTTAGCTGCTGAGATGTTAGGTAGAAAGTGGATAGGTATCGACATCTCCGAAAAATATTGTGAAGTTGCTAGAAAGAGGATAAAAGATTATCAGTTGGAACAACAACAACTAAAAATAACTGTTGATGAAATAACAAATTAATAAAAAAATGATTTATTACGAAACTACTGAGCAATTAATGTCCTTTGCGAAGAGAAGAGGAATAAAAACAACCAACAAGGGATTGTTACACTTTAATACTGGTAAATTTACTGGTAGGTCACCTAAAGACAGATACTTTGTTAAAGGTGACTACACTAATAAAGTAATAGACTTTCAAAGAGTCATAAATCAAGGTATTGAAAGAGAAAGTTATCTTCTTCTAAAGAATGAGGTTACCAACTACTTAGATTCAGTTGAAACCTTCGATTCAAGAAGGATGGTTGGTTATACACTTAGACATTGTACGTCTTGGAGATTAAAATCTTCACAACCATGGGCTACATTATTTTTTAATAATATGACCATTGATGTTGAGGAAATGGTAACAACACATTCGAAGTCATTTGCTCATTGGGATATCTATCACGCACCTGAATTTGAATCAGACGTTTTACCCAAAGATGTTAGTAATAAGAATTTTGTAATAATCGATTTTGATGATAAAAAGATTATTATTGCCGGTACCAGTTACACAGGTGAAATAAAGAAAAGTATTTTCACTGTAATGAATACCCTATTAATTGACAGAGGTGTATTACCGATGCATTGTTCGGCGAATGCTGACGATAAAAACGGTATAGGAGTTAATCTATTTTTTGGATTGTCAGGAACAGGTAAAACTACACTTTCTTCTGACTTACTAAAATTCTTTATTGGTGATGATGAGCACGGATGGGATGGAAAGCAAGTGTTCAATTTTGAAGGAGGGTGTTATGCTAAACTAATTAATTTAACACAAGAAAAAGAACCTGTCATATGGGATGCGATGCATAATAATGAGGTTAGACACAACACATCGATATTAGAAAACGTTATTGTAGATGAGGATGGTGAAGTAGATTTTACCAATGATGAAATAACTGAAAACATCAGGGTTTCTTATCCCTTAAGTCAGATTGATAACTCTCGTAAAGTTATAGTCACAGGTAGAGGTGTTGGAGTTAGAAATATATTCTTTTTATCTTTCGATGGTTTTGGTGTCTTACCACCAATCTCTCGTTTGACTGAAGAACAAGCAGTCAATTACTTTAAGTTAGGATACACTTCAAAAGTTGCTGGAACTGAGGTAGGTGTTACAGAACCTATCACCACTTTTTCTCCTTGTTTTGGTGAACCTTTCTTACCTCGTAAAATAGAAGATTATACTGAGATGTTTAGAAATAAACTCAGAGAGAACCCTGAGACTAATGTATGGTTAGTTAACACAGGTTTTAATAGTAAGTTAGAAAGGTTTCCTTTAGAGGTGACAAGAGGAATCATCAACGGAGTAATAGACGGAGAGTATGACAATAAAGATTTCATATTCTACAATGAATTACAAGTCCCTAATAGGATAGGTAAGTTTTATATGGACGACATATTTGAAAAACCTGACCACAGAAGGCAAGAACACTTTTTTGATATGATAAAAAACTCCCACTAATGGGGGTTTTTTTCTTTCTGAAGTATTTATATTAAAAGTATATTACCATGAGACAATTTAGAATTGATGACTCTGAAAAAGATAGAATATTAAATCTTCATGAGAGTGCAACAAAAAGACAATATTTAAATGAGCAGAATACAAAAGGTACTGACTTTAAAGATATCGAAGGTTCCGAAGAATACGGTAACGACGCTAGATTCAAAGTAGTTGTCGGTGGTAAAAATGCAATCTTTAATGGTAAAGAAGGTTATGATGGTGCTGTTATAACACCTTTAACAACAACTCAGATTGCATATGGACAAGGAGGTGTAAAACTCAGTGGTATGGGTACTGAGATAAAATTAGATGTGGATTTAAACGGTAACATTGAATTAATTAAAGACGTAGCATGAAAAAAGTACTTAACGAGACAGGACTAAGGAATATAAAGGACTTAGCCGACAGATATAAGAAAGCTAAGATTTACTTTCACCAAGAT